CCTGTAGTAGCTAGTAATACTGTTAATGATTTACGAGGCAAACCACCTTTGGTAATTTTGTTGAGAAGATCAATATCGAACGGCATGCGTTCTTCTTTACGGTGGTAAAAATCATAACGATCATCTGAGTCTTCAATGAAATCGTGACCTACAGAGCTATCAAAGCTAATACCTAAGGAATCAGACAACAAATTTGGAATTGAACCCTTATCATTATCTTTATCTTCACCATCCATAATTAGAATAGCTTTACGAATAGAATTAAATAGATCTTTATCTTGACAAAACTTTTCAGTTTCTTTTACGAGAAAATCAAAGTTAGTATCATCATCACGCTGAAGACCATCAACTGTACCCATAACATTTTTATATGAGTCTTCATTTAGATCTTTGCGTTTATCGAGGGAGATTTTAAGAGCTTCAATAGAAGGAGGAGCTTTGTATAGCTCAACATATTCAGAATACGTCGAGAAGATTTTCTTATATGATTGATCATCGAAGTACTCATCCTTAATGTAAGGATATACTTTACGATAGTATTCTTCATTAAATATAAGATTTGATAGTACAGTTGTTTCGATCATTTAAATATCCAGTGTTTAAGTTGAGAACTGGCGAGAAACCCCGCCAGTCTTTTCAATTATTAAGTATATAATAACACACGTTATATAGATTGTCAACTATTAACTTGCAATTGATGTTTCATCATGATCATCAATGACATCATCAAGCTCTTCAACTGTGTCTTCTCGCATAATAGCACCAGAAGCACCAATAGTGAAAGAATTTTTGATAAAGGTACTGAAGTCAGTTTTCTCAAACATCATCATCCAGAAGTCTTTGCTGTTTTGTACTTCCTTAGCACGCATTAACTTTTGAGATAGAACTTCACCTGTTGCAGGATTAATAGCTTCATACCAACCAACTTTAGGCTTAGTAAGATAACCACCTTTCTCAGCAATATCCATCAATCCAGACCACTTAACAATGCCACCTTCCCAAGATACCGAGACTGGAATCTTAGACTTCTCTTTAACATGTCGAGATTTCTCAACGTTAATAATGAAGTGATAGCCTTGAATTTCTGTACCAACCTTATCTTGCTGACGGCCAATAATCCAAATAGCATCTGCTGAATAGTAGATACCTGTACCGCCTGAAACAACAGCCTTAGGAAACAATCCAATTTCTTGATATGTGTGGTTAACAGCAATCAATGGAATATCTTTAAGGTTTAGATGTGGTGTTACAATACGGAACAGAGATTTAAGAGCCTTAGCTCGTGACATATCTGCTACTGATTTACCGTCGAGTGCGTCAGCAACTTCTTTCTTAGAAGCAAGGTTACCGATTGAATCAATAACAATAATTACTTTTTCAGCCTTGGTAATGCCATCTAACTGGTGGGCAATATCAAACTTAAGTTCTTCAACATTAGTAATTGGTGTGTGGACTACGCGATCCATATCAATACCAAAGCTTTCGAAGTAAGCTTGAGGTGTACCAAATTCTGCATCATAGAATAACAATACAGCGTCTGGATTGCGTTGCATATAAGCTCCTGCCATCAACAATGCGAATGCTGATTTAAAGTGCTTTGATGGACCTGCCAAGACGAGTAGTCCTGGAGAAACACCACCATCAATACGACCTGATAGAGCAACGTTTACCATTGGTACATTGGTTGGTGCCATATCTTTTTTACCGTACACCTTAGATTCCATCAATGGTGCCGACATCTTAATTGTGCTGTTTTTCACCAGCCTGTCTAATAGACTCATATCAATCTCCTTCTACAATGGTTAACAATTTAGCTTTATATGCCTGAATTTTAGTAACTCGGTCAGGCCAGTAAATTGTTGATTTATCTGGGTTCTTACATAGATTATCTAAGAACGGCGTTATGGATTTGTAAAGGAGTTCTAACCTATATTCAAGGTCGTCAGCAGCAAGCTTTTGATCATTCAATTGATCTTGAATGGTCTCTTTCTCACTGCTAACTTTTTGAATAGCATCTTTGGCTTCAGCTTCTTTCTCTTGAATTTCTTCATCGATAAAGCTGAAACCAAAGTCAAAGTCTAGAACTTCTTCATAGACTTTGTTAGCCATTCGCTAGCTCCTTAAAGATTGATAGGTCGTCATCATCATCATCCATTGATAGAGATGTTGATGTTGGTGCTGGCATCGCTTCTGTTAGCGTTGGCTGTGGTGCTGCTGCTGTTGCATTACCCATAGAGCTTAGATCAAATTCATTATCTTGCTCTGCCGTAGCAGGTGTAGAAGCTTCTTCATCTAGCGCTAGTACACGATAGAGTTTCGCTTTCAATTCAGAATAAGATTTGAAGTTCTTTGGATCTACTAAATCTTGCAGCTTATGTTCTGCATTGTAGATCTTTTCCAACTCTGCATCATCTTCAGAGACCGGTGAAGGACCATCGAATTCTGATTTGTCGTAGTTAGGATAACCTTCAAACTTACGAATTTTCAAACGGAAGTTAGCACCTTCCCATAGATCGAATGGGTTTACTGGAGTTTCATCTTCAAACTGAGGATTCATTAGATCATTCAATTTGTCGAAGATTTTCTTGCCGAACTGGTACATAAAGACTTTACCATCGTTATCTGAGTTGGATGAGTCTTTAACAACTAGTACGTTGGCAAAATATTTCAAGCGACGCTTTTGCTTACGTGCAAGTTCTTTGTCAGATTCAACACCTGAGTTCCACAACTTGCCGTTGTATTCCGAGACTGGATCGTCTTGGTTAATAGTAGTAAGGGAGTTTTCGATGTACCACTGTCCTGTTGGACCTTGGAAACCGTGATCCCATACGCGTACAAAAGGCATTTCTTCACCTTGTGCTGCTGGAAGGAAACGAATGATTGCAAAACCGTTACCTGCTTTATCGCGGGTTGGCTTCCACATTTTACCTTCATTGGGATCTGAGTAGCTCTTTTGAGTAATCTTTTCGAGCTGTGAGTTCAATTTGTTTAAAGAACTTGAACGATTCTTTTTGAGTGCGTCAAATGACATATGTACTTCTCCTAGTTTTGCTGTATATAGCGATTGTTTATATTGCGATGTATGTGCAGGTTTGTACCCTGCCATCTATTTATATCAGAAAAAACGATCACGGATCAAATCTTTGAACTTTTTTTCATCAATTTCTAAGAAAGGTTTATACTTTCTTATTAGTCTTATTATATCACATGCTATGATTTTGTCAACTATTTCTTTATCCCAATAAGGAAAAATATTAGCGATATGAGCAAGGATAGTAATAGTTTCCAAACTAATTTTCTTTTGCATATATAAAGTCATAAGCAACGGATGTTGCCCATTCACTGAAGTAAAATTAGCTTGGAAGTTGTCGTCAAGAAGATTAATCTCGGTTTTGAATGTGCGGGATAGAGTATCTATTCTACGTTGCCAATCAACATGCCGATCTTCACCTTCTTGTTCGAGTATTTCACGTATCCATACATTAGGCTTTACTATCATATTAGATAGCATGAGCTTTTCTGGATCATCTTTCCGTGAAAGCTTTTCGAAAAAATATGCATCATTACGAGTTCTATACTTATCGTATGACGCTCTTATCTTTCCGTGGTATTTAACGTAGTCATAACCGTCAGAGGTAAAATGTTTCTTCATTGCAAGGTACTTTACGTACCATACGAAACTATCCTCGTTAGCATAACTTAGTGAGGTCTTGATCATCTTTAATTACCAATTTTGCATCTACTGCTTCAGATCTTACTTTTTCTTTTAGAATAGAAGATTTCTTAACAATATTAGCTACTGTTTCAATTTCCAATTCGTTTATACGAGCATATTCACATAATGCATCTATATAACCTATACCACTTTTGAGCATATATTGAATTTCATGATGTACCTTTTCAGGCGTTCTTGGTGCTACCATAGCAGCTTCATTCATGTCTTTATCCATTAAGTGTCTTTATCCCTGCAAGCCAATTTTGGGCTGCTGATTGAGCGAAGTGAATGCTTTTACCTTCATAAACTTCTTCTTTGATAAATTCGTTATTAATGAAGAAACGAATGCCGGCACCGTTGTCTGTAGCGAAGTAGTCTGCCTTTAAGGTTTGACCGTCTGTTTCAGATATTAGTGTTTTACTGATCATTGTTTATTCTCCTTAATACTTGAAGTTGCTTTAACACTGCCACAATTGGCGCAATAAACAATTGTTGCAATAAACTGGTGTTTACCGATTTTAATGTTTCTTTTACCAGTTGATATATCTATTATATCACAACAGCCATTAAGTGTCAACTGTTTATTTCTATTATTATTAACTCCTGATATCTGAGAGATAGGCTTAATTTGCATTCCAAAGCTATACCTATTCATCGTTTAATTCCTCAAATAATACATTGTTAACGTATTTGTCTTTATCTTCTTCCGATATTCCCATTGCTAAAATAGAACGGTGCAAGTGCGGATTAAGCTTTTGATTTTGACAATACTTGTTTAGTAATGGTTTTATATTTCGATGACTATCGAGAGCATTTGTATCTATGTTATCTAGGTAATGATCTACTAAGTCAGTTGTTACTGCGATAAACTGATCAAGCTCTTCGTCAGTCTTGATGTTACCTACTGCAAGCATGTCTTTTGAAAATATCTCTTGTGCCCACGGCGGTAATTCTCTAGGCTTATTCCATTCTAAGTCTTTAACTCGCCTTTCCATATATTCATTATACGGATGCGGGAAACCGTGCAAAGGACTATAATCCATAAACGAACCTGTAATTTTTTTAGGTCCTGCTACAATATCAAATCCAAGAATTGGCAATTCATAGCTTGGGTCTGGAAATACATTCACATGCATTAGCCACAAGCCTTTACCATCTGCTGGTACAATTGTTTTTAAATGAGCTTTTGATACTTGGTCAGAGTGCCAAAAAGTGTCATTCCAATCTTTGAATTTAAGATCGTCTGTATACTTTTCGTTATCATAACGAGTAAAATGTTTATCAAAGCTTGCTGAAATATAATCAGCATAGCCATTTAATCTATCCCATAGTTCCATTATTCTTACCTCTATATTCTGGATTTATATTAAAAATCAATACGTACTTTGGCCTGTATTTAATATTGCCTTTACTATCAGTATACTTTTCAGTAGTATCGAGCTTTTTCCACACAGAGTCAAAACAGAGTATGGGTGATTTATATTGCTTCATCTTTTATTACTTTGGTTAATGTTGCAACGCGGTTGTCTTCACTTATACTCCACTCAACATCATCACCAAAATTAATATTAGAAGCTAGTAATACAGAATCAGGGAGAACAATAAAATGCTCTCCCGTATCAGATACTTGTATTTCAGATGTGTGATTCATTTTTTCTTTTTAGCTCTTCTTGCAGCAGCCCATTCGTTTTGAATAAGTTGTTCTCGAACTAATTTGATGTCCTGCCTACGAAGCCTAGCTGCTTCTGAGCGAGCCATACGATCTTGGCGCTTTAAATCTTTTTCGATTCCAATGTCAGTTTCAGATTCAGATTCAATTTCATCTTGCATATTATTTTGCATGAGATAGTCTCCTTAATTAACTGTTTGTTATGGTATAATTATACTACGTAATAGCAGCTTTGTCAACCATTTCTTTTGAAAGTTCATCAAATAATTCTGAAGCAAAATCAAAACAAACCTTTGCTTCATCAGCCATATCGTCAGATAACAATGTTCTAAACTGTTCAATAAGAACTTTAGTGTCACCTTCGAATTCGTACATCAAGCCATTGCCAGGAGTTTTCTTTTTGATGATTTGTCCGCCGTGTAATTCACCAAAGTGGCGAACATACATATGTGCAAGTAAAGCTTCGTTATCATCAGCCTCTGCTAACCCATTAACGTATGCTGCATACTTATTTACTGATGGAGGAAAAACACCTGTAGGAGAGTAACCGAAGACATCTTCTAGTTCTCTAATATCTTCAAAGATACGTCTATGGCGTTTAATAGCGTGTAGGTTTGGAGGGATAATAGTGTGTCGTTCTAGTACTTCGTAATTCATGTACTGACAACATAGGAATTTGTGATACAATGCTGTATCAATATTGCCGGAAATAAGTTCTTTAGCGAATTTTCTTCGCTCGGCAGATTGGTGGTGAGCCCACGTTAGTTCTTTCAATTTGTTTGACATAATATCCTCTTTAATAATTAAAGTGCCACTTTTCTGTTGCTAAGTAAGTGGCCAACTCCCTGTGATTATGCTGCTAGAGCAAATAATCCAGATGGTGCGAAATTTTCATTTGCATTTAGTTTAATTGATCTATGCGCGATCATCCGGTAAACTCCACTTCACTACATCGTCCGTCGATCCTGGCTCAGCCCCATCAAAAACACATCATCTTCAACCCTCGTGAGGTCTATGTCTCTGCAAAAACACCTTATTGCAGTAAGGCGTAATGTGCTTTTGGTGGAGCTGTCGGGTACTGCCCCCGAGTCCGATCCGATTTCACGTTGCTTCAACGTTTACAATATTATTTATATAATATACTAGTAACAGACACTTGTCAACAGTTATTTTAATAACTATAATGTCGCACCTAGTCATATCCAAGATTAGCTATCAGTTCTCTCTCCTGTTGGAAGCGCTCTTCCCAGGCCAATTCAAATCCAGCTTCGTGAATATAGCTTTCATTATTATTCCACAGTCTTTTAAAATAACTATCATGTATTTTTTCAACGCTGGCATCTGTTTCAATGGGATCAATGAGTTTACCTTTGATCATCCAGTTAAATCGGTTGGCTTCTTTACGTACAGCTTCAGTGCACATCGTGGGACCTCCTATAATATAGTAATATTATTTATGTGCCAGATGCAAAAATATCGCTGAAACCAAAAACTGTTACCGGTAACAGCAAGTAACTAATTGTTACATTTTTTTATCTTTTCCTGCTAGATAAGATGGAGCTTTATTTTTGCCAGTCATTAGCTTTGGAAATAATTTAGTCATTAGCTTTGTTAAAAAATCCATTTAGCCACATGCCTTTTTAATATCTGAAATATTCAATGCTAGTCTGGTGTTAAATACATTATTAGCTTGATTAATGTTTAGACCCTCGTATAATGCTCTACTGAAGCTAGCAACTACATTTTCATTATCGTTTAGCCTGCGGCATGCTTCAGTAGTACCGTATCCTCCACTTAGAAATACTAATTGTTCCACGTTAGGAAACACTGTAAGATTGTGATATATATTTGGTACTTCCGGTGGTGTTAGTTTGAGAATGCATTTGCCTGGAAACTCATCTAAGAATTCTTGTAAATGAAACATAAGAGCGTCTTCTACTTCACCTTTAATAGGATGATCAATAGGTACTTCTGGTTCAATGATTGGTACAAGACCATATTCACTAATAGTACGAGCAAGTGTAAACTGTTGTTTAAGCACAGGATGAATCATTTCCGTACCATACACAATGCTTCGCATTTTAGTACCGTAGATTTTAGGACCAATGCCGTTTGTAGCAAACTCTAACATTTGTTTTACTGGAAACTGTTTCATTGTGCCATCTGAATCGACACCGTTATCAATCTTTAAGAAAGTATCAATACCCATCTTATCTAGGATATTAACCATACCACGATTAACAGTATCTTTGAATAAAATCGCAGCACTTATGTTACTATCGTTAAAGCTAGGACTGTTGACCATTCGCAAACGCATAGCATGAATATGATCCATCATATTGTGTTCAGTATATTTTACACCGTAACGATCTAACGTGACTGCAGATGAGCCGCCGCTTTGATCTAATGCTGCAATAAACCTGTTATCAGTCAATTGAAATTTCCTCTTCTTCTTCAAATTGCACAAATGCTTTAAGTGTTCGACCATCATCTTGTAGTTGAAACTTCAGCTCTTGCACTCCATACTTTGTATAAGCACGACCTTTATTATCTACAACCTCAAAACGAGTAATCTCGTCTCCAAATGTAATGTACTCAACAATCATTGTCCATATCCCCTAACGTGCTTTTTCCACAACATCATCTTCGCCAATCCACACATTGATAGTAACCATCTTATCTCCGTGTTCTTTAAAAACTGCATAGTCTAGCCCTGCTTTACATAATGCTTTGCTCAGGGCTATCATTTTAGGTGTTTTAATCATTTTGTACTCCTATAGAAAATATGGAAAAAGTATTTACTAATTCGTTCCCATAATGATTTTTCAACCATGCCCAACGCCAGTTCTAGTTGACCGTGGTTACCTTCATGGCTTGGAGCAACCCAGCCGTCTGGTTTCATTAAATCTGGCAACCCAAACGGATTCGGACGGCCTTCTTTAACGCCAACAGATTTTTCCATATTAGCGTTATAAACTTTTTGCCAGGCAGCAGTAGCGTCAACACCAAATACATCGAGAGTCCCAATAGCAAAAACGCACATGTCGATAAGACCATCCACAATTTCTTCAGCATCTTTAGCTTCGATTGCATCCAGTGTTTCATCTAGTTCTTCCTTACACATTGAAAGTCGGAAACGCAAATACTTATCCATCAAGTCTTTGTTGTCTTTATTGGCTTCAAACCAATCTTTTACACCAAACTTGTGGTGCATCTCG